ATGCAAAACAAGCTCGATAGCCTCATGGAGGCTGTGACAAACACCGCAATCGGATTTGTGGTCTCTCTCGTCACCTGGGGCATCGTCGCCCCAGCTTTCGGCATTCCTATGCCGCTTAGAGAGAATCTGGAAATTACCGCGATCTTTACTGTCGTCAGCATCGCCCGTCAGTACGCCCTGCGCCGCGCGTTCAATGGCCGCAGCGTATGGACAGCCATCAAAGGAGCCGCCGCATGACCGAAGGTGCGTTGAGGTTCAACGAAGGCAAGCTTCGGTTCGACTTGCTCCCCCCTGATCCCATAGAGGAACTGGTCGCTGTCCTCACCATGGGGGCCAAAAAGTACGCCGAACGAAACTGGGAAAAGGGTATGAGCTGGATGGCCTGTCAGGCTTCCCTCATGCGGCACCTGACTGCTTGGCTGAAAGGCGAGGATCGAGACCCGGAGTCAGGGCGTCTCCATATGGCTCACGTCATGTGGAATGCTATGGCGATCCTGACCTATCAGTTGCGCGGCATAGGGACGGACGACCGCCCCAAGATACCGGAGAAGGTCATATAGCGTCAGGCGAGATCGTCAGGCGCTCAACCTCTCCTAACTTCCTGTGGTAGGTGATGGCACAGGCTGAACGGCCTGAGAGCCAGCCGCCGCGGGAAGCGTAAGCATCCTTGGCCGCGAGCGTGCGATGCTGCTCCACGATCATGAGGCTACTTTCCTTCACATCGATGTGATGCAGATGTCCCATATGGGCGAAGGAATGCTTGGTCCTGCCGAAGACATCACGAAACTTGGCGACAAAGACCTTATCGATCTGCCCTGGCTTAACCTTGTGGCCGTGATGGAAGAACAGGGAAACATCTCCGTGTTCGAAGCAGTAGAACGGATCGGGTGATCGCTCGACGGTAACGCGCGGTTCATTCTCGTAAATGACCGCCAGCATCTCTCGTAGCCAGACGGACGACGCAGGGTCGTGGTTCCCCTCCGCATTGAGCACATATACCCTGCCATGCTTCTCAAGCATTGCCGCTATGATGCGCCGCAGAGAAGCAATGGCCACGCGGACCATCTTCTGAAAGCGAGTGTCCGCATCGAGAACATGTTTGCTTGCGGGCGTGACAGCTTCGAGACCGTCCCAGTGGAGCAAGTCCCCTATCTGGGCAAGGATACCAACACCAGAGGCGGGTGATTTGCTGATAGCCGAGGCGAACCAGCGCGTCATGAGATCGGAGGCGATGCCGATATCCCAATCAGCCCCGGTTTCCTCGTGCCATGACAACATGCCAAGATGGAAGTCTGTCAGGACGTAGCACGTGGCCAGATCGTCCAGCGCTACCGCAGGGGCAGTGCGGGGCTTCTCGCGTGGGAGTTTGCGCGCCATTTCCTCAAGCGCGGCGCGTGTCAGTTCTTCCATGCGCTCAGGGTCGATTTGTGACTTCACCCACTGAAGCCGCTTGACGCCGTTCTCGTCGTAGAGGGTGGATGCGCCTTTCAGGCGAAAGCCGTCTGGAACGGAATGGGTAAGATCGTGCTCAGGTGAGAAGCCGCGCTTCCGCCAAGTCTGAACGCGCTTGTCGATTGTGCGACGGTTCACGCCAAGCTTGGCAGCGGCTTTCGTATGACTGCCGGTTTCCTTGATCGCGTCATGAATAACGCTGTCGGGGATCATGTGTTCGTATGTCTTTCCGTTATGCCGCTAACCGTGATTTCCGGCGTCTATTTGACCATTTCATGAACGCCCACTTGTGCGGGTCTTTATAGCCGCGCTCACGGCCCAATCTTGTGAGATCGGCCAGGCTGTCGGCTTCGAATTCTTCTCTCTTCTGGTCGGCGCGCTGTGCTTCGCGTTCCTGACGGGACTTCTCCCGCAACTCACCCTCTGCGATCTTCTGCTCTATTTCCCGGATTTGCTTCTCGAAGGAGTGTCCGCAGCGTTCGCCGTCCGGGTAAACAGTTTCACACATTTTCGGGTACGGAAAACGCGCCTGTCCGAAGCATTCAGGGCATGTGATCGGTGCGCGTTCGACGGGCTTTGCGATTTTGCCAGTATCGTCCCCAAGGGACCATTCGCGCACAGCGTCTATGTCGCCGTGCAGATACCAGTTCCCGGCATGGTCGAGGACGATAGCGGTCTTACCGGGAGCGGGTCTCAGAGCGCGACCGGCCCATTGCAGATAGAGAGACAGCGACTTGGTGCGCCGATAGAACATGACGCAATCGACCGTGACAGAGCGTCCGGCTACCGCCGCCAGGTCGAAGCCCTCCCCGAACAGGTCAACGTTGATCAACACTAGTATATGACCATCGGCAAAGGAGCGGATGGTTTCACGACGCTCATCCTTTGGGGTGTTGGCGTCGAGATGCGCCGCAGCGACACCCGCTGCTTTGAATTTCTCTACCAATTGGCGCGAATGAGCGGTGTCCTTAGCGAAGCCAACAGAACGCAAACCATCCGCGCGCCGTCGCCAGTGGGCGACGGGATCGCCAACAAGAAACCTGTCTGGCGCGTCTGGCATAAAGTGGCGGAAGCTTGAGAGATGGCCGGACGTGATCAGGTCTGCTGTCTGTGGCCCGAGGACGATACTGTCGAAGAAAGCGCCAAGGCCGCGCCCATCCAGTCGCTTTGGTGTTGCCGTCAAGCCAATGAGGATAGATCCGGCATCTACGAAGTGGCTGATTACCTGCTCCCATCCTGCCGCGCGGCAATGATGGGTTTCGTCTACGATTATCGCCCACGGGGTTGGTAGATCGCCAAGCCGCGTTTTCAGGGTATCGATACTGCAAACCTGAATAAGCGCCTCTGGATTTGCAACGTAGCCAGCGGCGATAACACCGTGAGAAATGCCGTATCGATCAAGCGTTCCGCTGGTTCCTGATACAAGTTCGACACGGTGACAGAGGAAAAATATCCCTCGCCCGGTCGCTTGAGCCCGCTCGATGAAATGCGAAGCGAGAACGGTTTTCCCTGCACCCGTGGACATCTGCACAAGCACGCGCCGCACGCCTGCGCGAAGGACCGCGCCGACGTCATGCGAAACTCTTTCCTGATAAGGCCTCAAGCAAATTGCCATGCATCGAACATACTGGGCAGTCATATGATCAGGAAGTCATATATATTGGGTTATTAAAGATATATTCTCATTTGTTAGTGGAATTATAAAATAGGATCATCATGATAGCCTAACAAAGAGTGAGGTTACTTTGAAAGACAGCGCGTTTTATAAAGACGGACTGCCGAATGCGGACTATCATGCGCATGAGGCTATCTCGAAAAGCCAGTTGGATCATATCGCGCGTTCACCGGCGCTTCTCGAATGGTCGAAGAATGCCCCGCGTGACGAGGATGCCGTTAAAGCATTCGATTTCGGGACTGCGCTCCATGCGCTCATTCTAGAACCGGAGATGTTCGCGGCTACTTACGTTCGTGAACCGAAGTTCGACCGCAGAACTAATGCTGGTAAAGCGGAGGCGGCGGCATTTGCGGAAGAGCACGCGGAGAAAAGCCTCCTTTCAGACGCGGATTACACTGCTCTGATGCTCACGCGCGAAAGCGCTCTGGCTCACCCCATCGTCCGGAAGATCATCGAAGCTGAAGGCGTGGCGGAACGGTCCTACTTCTGGACCGATGCCGAAACGGGGGTGAGGTGTCGGTGTCGCCCAGATCGCGAATTGACGAAGATGCGTTGGTTCGTTGATCTGAAATCGACGGATAAACTCGCTCAGTTCCACTACTCGACTGTCGATTATCGCTACTATGTGCAGGACGCATACTATTCCGAAGGGTATGCCGCCGTGACTGGCGAAGCCCTGGACGCGTTCCTGTTCGTTGCGGTCGGCAAGACCCGTTCAGCCGGGCGTTATCCGGTCGAGGTCTACACCCTCCCGACTGAGGTCAAAGAGGAAGGCGCGCGCGAAGTGCGCAGGTGCCTGCGTCTCTACGCCGATTGTCTCGACAAGGGCGTATTCCCCGGAGTGCAGACCCTCGAAATGCCCCCATCGTTCATGAGCCGCATCGCGGCCAAGGTATAATATGGCAAATATCCTCAATATTCGTCAGGCGAAGCGTAAAGGCGCGCGCCTGATCATCGCATTCGCCGGGACCAGTGGCAGCGGTAAGACCCGCACGGCAATCGAGTTCGGTTACGGACTGGCAGGATATCAGCCCTCGAAGTTGGGCTTCGTGGATACAGAAAACCGGCGCGGGTCGTTGTATGCGGACGTGCTGCATCGCCACGCCACGCACCCGACCGATGAACCGTTCCTCATCGGTGATCTGGACGCACCGTTTACGCCGCAGCGCTATGCGCAGGCTGTGAAAGAGTTTCAGGCGGCTGGTGTCGAAGTGCTGGTGATCGACAGCTATTCCCACCTGTGGGAGGGCGACGGTGGATGCATGGAAATGGCAAAGCGTGGCCGTGGTGTCGGCGCATGGAAAGAGCCGAAGGAACTGCACAAGGAATTCGTCAATGCCATGCTGGCCGCAGGAATGCACGTCATTCTATGCGTCCGCGCCCGCGAGAAAATCGACACATCGGATAGCAAGAATCCGCGTTCGCTCGGCGTCCTGCCGATCTGCGAGAAGAACCTCATGTTCGAAATGTCCGCGTCCATGCTGATGGATGGGATGGGGAAGTTCCAGGATGTGATGAAGTGTCCCGAGGAACTGTCACCGCATCTCGGACGCGGGAAGGGATACATTACCAGCGCTGACGGCTTTGCCGTTCGACAGTGGGTTGATGGTGCAGAAGCTGAGGACAAGCCCACAGAGGCCGCATACCACGCTCTGCGACATGTCGTGCGAGAGGGCGTGACCGCCTACCGCAATGCATGGATGAAGACGCCCGAGCGCGAGCGCAAGCATCTAGAGGCGGATGGGCGACATACGAAGCTGAAGGCAGAGGCCGAGGCATTCGACAAGAGGCGCGAAACTCAGGCGAGCGATGCGAAGACCCTGAATAACGCCGAAATCCAGTGACGATTAGGGAAAAAACGTGACCACATCCCCCGCAGCAATAGCCCGCGATGAGGCATTGCAGAACAATATCACTGTCGCCGTCATGCAGATCGGGGACAATATCAACCAGCTTATGGCAACGCGAAGCATCGGAGCCGCCTCTATCGGCGCGTTGCTTCAGCAGGTGCAGACTGGCGTTATCGCCGGTGTCGCGCTGCTCATGGCTATCCCGAGGAACGATGCCTAATGGCTCACTCAGTCAACAAAGTCATTCTTGTCGGGCACCTGGGTAAAGACCCAGAGACCCGCAACATGCAGTCCGGTTCGCTGATCGTTAATCTGACTGTCGCCACATCCGAGAAGTGGAAAGACAAGCAGAGCGGCGAGCAGAAGGAGCGCACCGAGTGGCACCGCGTCGTGATCTTCAACGAGCATCTGGCGAAGATCGCAGATCAGTATTTGAAGAAGGGTAGCAAGGTTTATCTTGAGGGCCAGTTGCAGACCCGCAAGTGGACCGATCAGAGCGGCGCGGATCGATACACAACCGAAGTGGTCATGACAGCGTTCAAGGGCGATATCGTGATGCTGAGTTCCGCAGGCGAAAGTAACGCGCCGCCGCGTAATACGGGCGGCAATAATAGCGGTGGCCGGGATGACCCGTCCCGCGATCTAGACGACGAAATCCCGTTCTGAGGTAAGGAAAAGACAATGAATGCATTCGATATCGGACAGCGTGTCGTCGCTGCCACCATGCGCGGCGAGAAGGAATTTGAGGGAGAAATCCTGAAGATCGAGGATACCCTCCGAGGCGCATGGTATCATATCAAGCGCGATCTGGACCGCTTGATTATCAAGGTGCGCGCCGCGAAGATGCGGCTTGTCTAGGGTCTGTTAGGTCTTGAATGGAGAAGAGGTTTGCATAGCTCTTTGTGATGAGCATGATGCAGTCTGTGGTTTCCAATGATGCAAGGTTGGGTGGGATCCGCTGATCGCGGCGGTTCGCCCTAGAGACAAGATGCCGCCGCGCGATCTGCGGTGGACCATGTTGACAATTTTCTGGCGGTATCGGAATGGGACGAAGTGGTAAGCTATCCCTTCTGATCTCGGCCCATGGCAGACCGCCGCCCAACTTTTCATCCGTTGGGCAGAATCTGGCATCTGGCAAGTTCTGTTTGTATGGGTAAAGAACCGGCCCCCACTTTAGGCATGGGATTTCGGCACCGGCATCTGGTTGAAAACCTGTGGGTGCGCCTTAAGGAGTGGAGAGCCGTCGCAACACAATACGAAAAAACCGACACGTCTTTTTATGGCTGTCATCTGCACCGCAGCAGCCGCAGACTGGATCAAGACCTAACAGAGCCTAGTTTCGCGGCTCAATCGCCTGCGCGCGCCTGAACAGGGTGTTGCACCAACGTTGCAGTGGCTTCTCTAGGTAAACGAAGGAGAAATGCGCCAGTGCTACAACTCCGACAATCCACAATATAAGAACTAGCGGACTTTCGAAAAATTTTATTCCCAAACCGAAATTTGAAAAGACCGTGAGGACGAAGACCTGGATGGGGAAATGCCAAAGATAAGTGGAATAGGTTGTGTCACCAAACCACTTGAGGGGCTTGATCTTCCGATGAAGATGCGGTTGGAAATCGAACCACCCTGCAAATAAGACAATCGGCGGAAAGAGGAAACATTGAACATCGAAGAATCTCATGTGAGGAAGAAATCCGTTGGAGACATAGTAAGTAAAAGTGGCCAGACTTAAGACCGCCGGCATCGCTAGCATCAGTGGACGATCCCAAAACCTAATGAGCCAATAATACAGAATAGAACCTAAGAAGAAAAAGAACGCGCAGAGACAGAAATTATTAATCGGCGACTGCTCATTCAAAAGTAGTGCCATAGATCCTACTATTACAGATGGAATCGTCACTCCGAAGGCAAATAGGCGACGAGCAAGCAAGAAGAACCCTATGTAAATTGCTATCTCGACCGAGACTGACCATATCGGCCCATTGAAATTCACCGCGTTCGTAAAGCCCCACCCGGCCACAAAAAAGAGATGTCTCACAAAGTCGGTTTTGGAGTTGCCTGCAACTAGAGTGTAATGCCCCAGCGTCTTAAAACTCACTATTTGCTCAATGCCTATAAAGACCAGAGTAATCAGGTGGAGAGGATAGAGGCGCGCGAACCGTGCCGCAGCAAACTCTGAAGCCTTGACGATCTTGCCGCTGTAAACATGCGCAAACACGAAGCCTGAAATCACCCAGAAGCCACCGACTGCCCAGTATCCGTACTCATAGAAGGGCATAAGCAGCCAGTACAGCGGCAGGTCGACGCGCTTGAAAGTCGACGAGGCAGAAAAAAAATGTTCATAATGCCAAGCGAGAACGACAACAGCTGCTACTGCCCTCAAGATGTCAAGGCTGTAGAAATGACGCACCTTTTCTGCCGCAGAATATTCAGACTGGTCCAGGGGAGTGAATAAATTAAATGTTCTCCTCTTTGATTTTCTATGCGCTGATCCTAACACATCAACCGCTATTGTCATAAATTCGCGCCCCACCAACTATTAGTGTAATCACTTACCTTGAGGCAGATATAACCACACTTGAAGGATTCAAAAAACCCTTGATTTTGATGTGGTTCTTGTGATCATCTTTTTTGCGATGGAAATGGGAAGATAACTCTAAGGGCACTGACAGACCCTAGATCGTGGGGGCCTAGCGGTCAGTCACCACCATTGCAAAGTACATCTTCTTTTGCCCACAGCAAGGTCTAATTGCTATGGGGGTTTCCATGACGACAATTTCAGTGGCCGCACACGACGTAAATGAAACCTGTGTCTGCATAAGGTCATATCCTTACGATGGTATGCATGATAATGAATTCTTTACCATAACGAAGACGATATCCGCAGGTTGGAACAAGATTACCCACCCTGTCGCTCACTTCGTAAAAACGTCCTAATTCTACTCTCAATACCCATCCGTCACCCGATGAGCACCTGGATTGGTGTTCACGGGAGGCACCAAGATCGTGTCATTGACAGTGCCGTTTAGATAAGCCGAGACAGATGGATCAGAGTTCGGGCGTTCTGCCCGAGCGTGCGTCTTGTAACCGTCTTTGCCCTGTTCATGCACGACATTGTTCACCAGCCATACGCCCGACACATCCGGACCAAACGTGTTGTCCAGGTTGAGCGTGGCTTCAGCCGTGATCGCCGCGTTTCCCGGCATTTCGATTTCAAGCCTGATTGCACCCCGCGCACGGCGTGACATCTCGGCCATGGCGGCGGCCTTCGCTTCGGCTTGTGTCCGGAACCGGCGCTTGAGCAGCCGGACAGGGTTCCCGCTGCCGACACTGACCGCGTGAGTCGTCGCGCTCTTCGGGACGTGGTATTTTGTGACCACTGTTCCAGGCGCTTCCCTGCGGTCCTCGTCCCAACTCCACCGGGACACATCGTTCTCAGTCAGATTGATGACCGGCAGCGCCTCGCCACCAGCCGTTTGAGAGAGGCCGCGTGCGAGGAACAGAAGCTTCCCGCCCGCAGGCTTCGCAATGGCGTCATAGAGCCTGCCTAGACGAACTAGAAACGATATGTCGCTCTCTTCCACCTGGTCCATGTGCGGAAGCTGCACGCTGGCCAGAGAGGGCGACACGACAGCTTGCATGTGATGCGCCGCCGCAATCGTCTTGACCATTGCGCCGATGGTGATGCCGTCAGGCCAAGAGCGCGTCAGTTGCGTTTGGAAGTCGGTGATACCCCCCGGAGTGTCGTCGTAGGGTGCTGCATGTGCGCGGACGGTAAGTGTCCTCACGCCGCCCTTCTCGGCACCGCGACTGGCACCAGAGACGACAAATGCCCCCTTGTCGGTAAGCTTATCGTCGTAACCCAGCGCTAGCCGCAGGAGCGCACCAGTGACAGGCCGTGCGATCCGTGAGGTAGAGTCGTTATCTGCAAGAACGATTTCCAGATCATCAGACATGAAACCAGTTTCGTCATTCAAGCGCAGCGAAACGAAACGGATCACGAAATCGTCTGTAATGCTTTTGTCGTTTGCCGTGATAATGAATTGCGGGATCAGTCCCATAGAGAGATAGTTCCAGTATTTGGCGCTGTTGCCTGAATTGAGTCGGGTAGGACGATGGAAACGCCTACCGGGAAAACGGGGCCATAATCGGCAAGGTTCTGGTTCAGGGCATAGACCTGCGCCAAGGCATCGTCGTTGCAGTAGCCGAACGCCTGATAGATCACCCCATCGAGGACATCCCCGGCTTGCGTTTTATACGTCTGCATATTTCGTCAAGCTCACACTGAATTCGATACGGCGCGCCGAGCCAGCCGAATTGAAATTGTTTTTTGTTTCGCGGATGCCTGTAATGACCCAAGCGCCAACGATAGAACCGTCACCAAGTATTAGGCGGTAAGTTTTACCGGCCATCATCATCGAACGTAGCTGATCGATGGATGCTGGGAAGCCAAACTTCTCAGAGTAGATCACCCCAGGGAGTTCCACCGTATCCGGACCCGGACCTGTAAACTGCATTGCGTCATACTGACCGAAGCGCGGCACGGTTCCCCATGACGCGGCGGTATTGCGCGTAATCTCTGAGAAAGGAGCCGTGTTGAGCGAGAACTTGAAGTTTCCGAGCATCAGCATGACCGGCGCGTTGGCGGAATTATTGCCGCCGAGGAATGCGTTTATCGCCTCCGCAATCGCGACCCCGCCAACGGGTAAGCGGCTCTCACCCCAGGCGAGGCCGCCAGATATCAGATTGATCGCCATTAGTCTGGACCGTCATAGAGTGGAGTTCTCATACGCTGTGATGCAGCCTGCTTTCGATGAATGCGATCTGCAAGCTCGTCCGAGGACTCGCCGGGTTGCTGGGTAATTTGGTAGGTGTGGTGATGCGTGTCGCCTGCCCGGTTTATCACGGTATGGTTGTCGTTCGAGAGGGTGGGTAATTCCGGCAAATCAACATACCTCGGGTCCGGAGGCGTCTTGAAGACGGTTGGCTGTTTTTGCCCTGAAGGATTGCCATTGACACCCGTCCATTGTGCCGGGCGGCCAAAGTCACTAGATGCCTTTCCGGTTATGCTACTGAAGATCGATGCACCATGTTCGCCAATCCATGAGAAGTATCCCACGGCCTTTTCGAGCCAGCCTACAACGCTCTTGATGGCGCCACCGACGATCTTGCCGAACGCTTCCCCACTGGCTGTTGCCTTCTCAACACCGTCTTTGGTCAGGTGAACCGGCTGAAGCAAGTTCGTGAACCAGCCCCAAACAGATTTGACGACGCTCACGATAGGCGAAAATGCCGCCGTCACAGACGGGCCAAGCGGCCCCAGTCCTTCCTGGATACCCTTCCAGACTCCCTGGAAGAACGTCGAGATCGGTTGCCAGTATTTGTAGACCAACAATGCCGCAGAGCCTAGGACAAGGCCCAATACTCCTATCGGAGAGAACAGTGCTCCTATCGCCACGCCGAGCCCTCGGAAGATGCCGCCTATAGGTGCCCAAGCTGTCTTTAGTAATCCCGCGCCCCGTGCGCTTCTTGATGTCGCTATTGCACCTGCTTCGACCGCAGCGGCATTCTCAAGCATCGCAGTCGTCAACTTGGCCTCTCTCCGCGCCGCGAGCAGGGCGAAGCCGCTATAAGCGTTCAGTGCGCTTCCAGCGACAACCATGGCCGGTGCTGCGAGCAGCATTCCCACCGTGACCGCGCCGATGCCAAGGGCCAGGTTCCGTGCGAGGCGCGGGTGGCGTTCCGTGAAAATGTTCAGCCTGCCGAGCGCATCATTCGCCTTCTGAAGCGCGCTAGTATAGATAGGCAGAAGCTGTAGACCTATGCCAAGCTCTAGGTCATGCACTTTTGCTTTCGCGCCAATTTGCTGACCTTGGGCCGAATTCTGAGAGTCTTGATAGGCTTGTCCTATCGTCGGGGCATTCTGGGCATTTTTCTCATCACGCTCAATCTGTCTACGGTTCAAGTAAAACGCTTGGAGCGTCTTTGCGCCGTTTGAATTCGACACGATTGAAGCAATGGCATCTGTAATGCCCTTATCGCTTGTGATGCCCCTTTTCCGGAGTTGAGGAAGAAGGACGGTGTTTACCCACTCGAACTGGTCCCGACGGAAAATGTCAGCGCCGAGCAACGCGCCCGGATTTAGCTGCGCAGCCTGTCCGATTTTATCGTATTTGACCTTGCTTCGGTCTCCAATCAGTCCGAGACGGTCGAGATTTCGAGCCGCTCTGGCTTGAGTGTGACCCTGATAAAGGCTCTGGTAGGCGGAAAGCATACCGGTCCCCACGCCGGAGGCATCTTGCGTCTCGTTTGCCAGAGAAGCGGCATGGTAATAGATGCCCACATTGCTCGCGGCATTTGCAGCAGCGCCACCGTGAACTTGGATTTGTCGCAGCATCTCCGGGGTTACTTTTCCGCCAGTCGCCTGGATCGCCCGATTGACGTAATCAGCTTGCGTGTCAAATATGGTTGTGCTGCGAGCACCCCCGCGCGCATCAATCACACGCCCCGCTGTTACGGCTTGCCGCTCTGCATCCTCAGCAGACTGCCCATAACGGGCGGTGTAAGCAAACTTCATGCGCGCTAGAGTTGGAAGCGCATGTTCAGCCGTATCTCGCTCACCGAAAGCACCGAGAAGGTCGGTCATCATCTCAGCCATCTCGTTTTTCGAGACGCCAAAGATATTCTGCCGTCGCGCATACATGAGCGCGCCCTTAACGTCCCCCTCGCTGAGGCCAATCGACTGCGCTTTGAGGTCGATAACCTGCGAGGCCATAGCTTGGCGGATTGGCGCAACGCCACTTGCCGCGAGTGCCGCGCCCGTAGCACCGACACCCACGGCGCGCGACCTGAGCCCCGAGCCAATCTCACCAATGCGGACAGATCGAGCCTCGGACGAACGAAGACGCTTCTGCGCGGCTTCTGCTCGCGTGATTGCCTTCGCTAGTATGTCGTATTTGAGTTTCAGCCTCTCGACTGATCCCCCCGATGACTCTAGCGCTTTGATTTCTTCATTAAGCCTGGTGGCATGTTTCCTGGCACCGGAGATGGCATCGCCAACCCGGCGAAAACCACTTCGCGTCCCAGTCATGGCGCTGCGCAGCGAGCCATCCATCAGACCGCCGATGATGATGGATGCCTTGAGGCGCTTTTCGGCCATTACTCTTTTGCCTTCGGAATTTTACTAATGGCGTCCAAGAATTCGGACGTTGGTAGACTCAGGCAGTCGGACAGCCCCCAATGAAAGAACCGCCCGAGCACCATGCAGCCGGAGAGAACGTACTCCCGGCTCAGTCGATGAAAAAACTGTAGGCATCCTGAATGCGCCCATAGTCTCGGAGAGGGAGGGCGTCGAGGTTTGCTGGCGTCAGGCCGTCAGCCAGTGATGCCAGCAGGCGGCCTTCGCTGTCACCGATAGCCTTCTGCGATGCGTTCGGAGCAGGCTGGAAACGCTTCTGCTCGCCCGCTGTGGGTTCACGCAAGACAACGTTGTCGCGCTTCACGCCATCCAGTTCCACAGGGCGCGACAGTTTGACGGTGATGGTGGAGCCGTCTTCGGAGAGTGTGAGGTATTCGGGAATTTCGCGTTCGGTAGGCAAAATGAAACTCTTTCACTGATATGATAGCGGGAGGCACACACCATGCGCGCCAGCCAATTACATGCCGATTGCGGCGCGGATGTCGGCTAGGCCGTCGATGCCGCCCTTGTTCCAGATCATGTTGATGACATCGATTTCATCCACCAGACTGCCGCCGAACGTGTCGGAGTAGTACAGCAGGTTCATCGTGATCTTAAGGTTGGATTGCTGGCCAGCTTTGTGCGTGCCTTCATCCTTTTCCGTCACCTTGCCGCGCATGATGATCTCACGGGCGGTAATGGTGCCGTCCCAGTCCTCGTACGCCTGCCGGATGATGAAAGAAGCGTCCTGCCCTTCGCGGGCATAGACGGAGCCGAGCAACACGGGATCGAACGAGATCACCGTGAAGTCGGTGTCCAGCGTGTTCATGCCCATCGTCAGCTTGATAGGAACGTCGAGGCCACCTGCACGGAATTCTTCCGTATTCGCGGCGATCTTCGGCGGGTTCCATTCAGTCACGCTGCCCGCGTAAGACTTGCCCGAGAAAAACAGGTTCTGATTTTTCAGAACAAGACGAGGACCGGCCATTAGCTTGACGTTCCCGTGTTGAAGATTGTGGTGATGTAACCGTTATTGATCGAGCTACGGAACGTCAGGCGTTCGGCGGGGTAAACCGGGCCAATGTCGAAATCAAAGTAGACCTGACCCGCCTGCACAGATGCCGCAGTGTTCAGGGAGGTATCTGCCCAGCATTTGCCGCCCGTGATTGCCCCGAGCGCCGTAAGCTGGCGCAGGTAGGAGTTCACGTACTGCACCACTTCGGTAACGAAATTCGTGGTGATGCCCGCATCGACATACTGAAGGATCGCAGACATCAGCGATGCGTTGATCACATCGACCGTGCGTGTCACGCAGAGAAACGATCCATCAAGCGCACGATTGCCCCAGGTCGTATAGCCCTTGGAAGTCCGGACGATTGTCGCAACATTCGCGCCGTTCAGGACGTTCGCCTGACAGGACTGAGAACCGAGAACGAAATCTACCGGACGCGTCAGCCCGATGACACCATTCAATGCCTTATTCGATACCGAGGCCCAGAAACCCACAGTTGAATCAACGTAAGCCTGCTTGGCGGCGAATTTGGCGGACGGCGGAAACGAAGTATTCACTCCCGCAGCGTTTTCCTTGACGATCCACGGATCGATCAGCATGACGCGCGCGCCGCCTTCCGCAGCCGCTGCAATCGCGTCTACAGCGTTCGTGTTCGGGCCGTCAGCGTAGATCACCGCACCAAGTGTTTCCGCGATGCCCTTGAGTTCGGCAACCACGGCATTCTGTGTGGTTGCAATCGTCGCCGTGAAGCTCGCCCCCGTGCCGTTGCCCGCAGCGGACTGCATGGCGAAAGTCGGCGCGGTATATCCGCTACCATTCCAGGTAACAGACACCGAAGACACCACCCCGGCAGAATTCACGGTAACAGTGGCAGTAGCGCCTGCCCCCTTCGCATCGTTGATTGTCAGAGGGTAGGTGCCTGCCGTGTATCCGTTGCCGCCACTGCTGATCGCAATGCCGATGATGCCGTTTACGTCTGTCTGGTGCGTCCAGCCAGGCGCACAGAGCAGGCGCGGACGCTTGCCCACCGACGACTCCGCAGAGAGGAGGCAATGAACGCCCGTATAGCTGCCCTCGGACGACAGGCCGCCCACAATCTTGGGTATCGTCGCCGGGTCATAAGATGAAACTGTTTGCCCACCGTTCGAAGCGACGGCAGCCACACGGATAGCCACAACGACAGGGGAGCATTCATCGAGAATGTCCGAGAACGCCGGTACGAGAGTGCCAACGTCACCCTGATTGGCTGGGGCATTTGCCGCCAACGCTGCAATCAGGGACGTATCAGCGCCACTTACGAGAACGGGCGTATCGAGCGGCCATAGGGTCGGGTCCGCATAGGGTGCCGTTCCCACAATGCCGATTACAGATGTGTCAATTGTCGAGGCACTTTGACTGGCGCTCGTGACATTTATTACCTCTGCGCCATGCAAAAAACCACTTGGCAT